GATCGAGGCGTACGAGTACATGGCCGAGGTCACCGGCCTCCTCGACGAGGCGAAGCGGTACAAGATCCGCGGTGGCAAGCGCCGCCGTGTCACGAAGGGCGACCGCGCGAAGCAGAGGCTCCAGCAGCAAGGTCGTGAACTGCCGTTCGGCCGGAAGATGGGCGCGAGCGGCCGTCCCGAGCGCATGACCGCTGCCGAGAAGAAGCACGCGCGGCAGATGGGTCGTTCCGGCGTGATGGGCCGGATCACGAAGAAGCACGGCGGCGCGATGCACGCCGTGAAGTTCGGCAAGAAGGGCCGGAAGCTCGCCGGTCTGGAGGGCGTCGAGCAGGACGGCACCTCGATCACCGAACTGGTGGACAACCTCTCGGCCCTCAAGGAGGCGGTCCAGACGAACGTGGACTACCGCGCCCGCGCCGAGGAGCTGAAGGACGGCTTCAACTCGATCGGCGAGACGGCCTCGACCTGGATGGGGGCCATCGCCGAGGAGGTCAAGTCGTCCGTCGCCGAGGACGAGGAGTTCGACGCCGACAGCGACCCGCGCGTCCAGATGGGCCGCTACCTGGAGTCGATCGCCGAGTCGGCGTCGCTCATCATCGCCAAGCTCGACGAGGGCTCGGCGGACGTCGAGGACGCCGCGGCCGACCTCCAGTCCCTCTCGGCCGACCTCAACGACGCCGCGGAGGCCATGAAGGAGATCGAGTAGCTCGCCTACTCGTCTCCTTCGCGTAAGGTAAAGTCTGTTACCTTACGCTAAGTGCCTGAGAAGAACGGAGAACCGTATGGTCGCGCGCCGCGTTCTGGTCGACACCTCTGGACCCCTCCGCCTCAACGTGGTGGAGGGTAAGGAGGGCGGCGCCCTCGTCGTCGAGGGCAAGATCGGCCACTGCGACATCCCAACGGCCAACGGGCGCGTGTATCCCCGCTCCATCATGGAGCGGGAGATCAAGCGCCTGAAGCCGCGGATCGAGCAGGCGTCGGTCTACGCCGCGGTCGACCACCCTGGGGACGGCAAGTGCCTCGGCCCGGGGACTCCGGTCCTCATGGCCGATGGCCGTGTGTTGCCGGTGGAGCAGATCGCGACCGGCGATCGTCTGATGGGGCCGGATGGCAAGAGCCGCACCGTCCTCTCGACGAACGTCGGTCGCGGCCCGCTCTATCGGATCGACCCGATCAAGGGTGAGCCGTGGGTCTGCAACGACGTCCACATGCTGACCCTGGTCAACACCGACTCCGACAAGGTCATCGACATCCCGCTCGACAAGTGGCTCGCCTCGGCGCCCTACTTCCAGTCCCGCCACAAGCAGTTCAGTGTCGGTATCGACACCTTCGAGGACGGCTCGGTCGAGCAGAAGATCGACCCGTACTTCCTCGGCGTCTGGTTCGGCGACGGCTCCAAGTCCACCAGGACGGTGGGCGACGGAGCCGTGATCCGTGGTGTCGAGATCTCCAAGCCGGACAAGGAGATCAAGGCGATCTGCCAGGAGATGGCCGAGACCTGGGAACTCCAGGTCAAGGAGTCCGACACCGACCGGTGCCCGCGCTACGCGCTCGTCGCCGAGCGTGGTCAGGACAACAGGCTGCTTCGTACGCTCCGAGACGTCGTCGGTACCGACATCAAGGTGCCCGACTCGATCCTGCGCGGAAGCAAGCTCCATCGCCTCGCCTTCCTGGCCGGGTTCCTCGACACCGACGGCAACCTCCACCACAACTGCTTCACCATCACGCAGAAGCGCGAGGACTGGGCGCGGGCCGTGTGCCACGTCGCCCGGTCGCTCGGGTTCTGCTCGACGGTCTCGACACGAACGGCGAAGGACCAGCACGGCACGAGCGGCACCTACTTCGTCGTCTCGATCAGCGGCGACGTGGACCAGATCCCGACCCGCATCGAGCGAAAGAAGGCCGAGTCGCGTCAGCAGAAGAAGATCGCCACCAGGACCGGGTTCGCCGTCACCGAGATCGGCGAAGGCGACTACTACGGTTTCACGCTCGACGGCGACGGACGCTTCCTGCTCGGCGACTTCACCGTCACGCACAACACCCGTCTCAAGGACGCGGGCGCGATCGTGCGGGATCTGTGGGTCGAGTCGAACGGCGCGATCCACGGTCGGTTCGAGGTGGTCGAGGAGGCCCCGGCCGGCAAGGCGGTCGCCGCGTTCCTTCGCAAGGGCGCGGCGGTCGGCATGTCCAGCCGTGGTCTCGGCTCGACCACCTCGGGCCCGAACGGCAACGACATCGTCGGAGAGGACTTCCGGCTCAACACCTGGGACTTCGTCAGCGACCCGGCGTGCCACGACGCCTACCCGGCGATCATGTCCGAGGACGAGGAGCAGAAGATCACGGAGGACCACCTCCGCGCCCGCTTCCCCAAGCTCGTCAAGGCGATCGAGGAGAAGGCGTACCAGACGGCGCAGTCGGTCTGCGAGGACATCGAGCGCGATGAGATCCGCGCCGAGGTCGAGAAGCAGGCCGAGGAGGCGCTGAAGCTCGCGTCCACGAAGATCCGCGAGGACGTGAAGCTCGAAGTCACGAACGAGATCCGCGCCCAGCTGCGCGAGGACTTCGCGACCAAGCTCGTCCGCGCCGTCGCCGAGATGCGCGAGCAGATCACGGAGGAGGTCAAGTCCGACCTATCCTCCGATCCCTCGATCGCCGGCGCCAAGATCACCCTCCAGAAGATCAGCGAGATGCTGTCGCCCTACAAGCCGGCGCTGGACGTCCAGAAGATGCTGGACGAGAAGGACGGCACTTCGTCCGTCCTCCAGAAGAAGCTCGTCGCGCTGGAGGCCGAGGCCAAGAAGCGCCAGATCGCCCTGGAGCAGGAGACCAAGAAGAAGGACGAGGCGATCTCCAAGCTGGAGCAGCACGGCCGTCGACTCGCCTTCGCGCTCTACGTCGAGCAGCAGATCGCCGGGCGCCAGGACGGCGAGGTGGTCAAGAAGCTCGTCGGTTCGCTGGAGCAGATCGCGTCCGTGGACGAACTCCAGAAGAAGGTCGCGTCGGCGATCGCCGAGGCCGACAAGACGCGCGCCTCGGTCGCGGCCCAGGCCGACGCCGAGATCACGTCGATCAAGGCCGACTACGAGCGCCGGCTGCGTCACGAGCGCGCCGAGGCCGACCGGAGCAAGAAGCTCCTGGGCGACATCGTGTCGCGCGTCGAGTCGATCGAGTCGAGCTTCAAGAAGGTCATCATCGAGAAGGACGCCGAGATCGCGAAGGCCCGCCAGGCGCTCGCGGAGCAGGACGAGCGCATGGCCGAGGCGCTGGAGGAGACGGAGCGCACGGCGCTCCTCGCCTACGCCTCCCAGCGGACGCTCGGGCACAAGCAGGCGCCCAAGGTCTTCAAGGCGATCACCGAGGGCAGGATCACCTCGCGGGACGAGGTGGACCGGCTCGCCTCCAAGCTGGAGGAGGGCGCCCAGGAGCCCGGTGGCGTGCGCGAGCGTGTTCGCCGCGCCATGTCGAGGGGCCGCGAGACCATGACGGAGGACGAGCGCAAGGAGGCCGAGGTGGCCGAGGCGTCCGATCTCCAGGAGACAGGTGAGGCAGCTTCCGACCTGCGTTCGGTCGGAATCAACCTCTCTGAGGCAGTCGCACTGACCGGCAACGTTCGGCCGGCGAGGAGGTAGAGCAGATGATGTTGACCGCTCGGCGGATGTTGCAGGAGACCGCCGGCCCGATGGCCGACGGTCCCGCGATCAACCGCTACATCGCCAAGTGGGGCAAGGTGCTCCACGGCATCGAGGAGGATCTCGGCCCGGGTGTCACCCCGGCCCAGGCCCACTACGTGAAGGGCGTCGCGGCGCTCATGATCGAGTCCGAGATCCGGCACATGCGCCGGCTGTCGGAGGAGACGCGCGCGCTGTCGGTCGGCCCGTTCATGAAGTACGTCCTGCCCGTGCTGCGCCGCACCGCGGTGCGCCTGGTGGCGACGCAGATCGCCTCCGTCCAGCCCATGACGGGCCCGGTCGGCGGCATCGCGTTCTACCGGCCGCGCTACGGCTCGGACAAGGGCACGGTCTCGGCCGGCACCGAGATGAACAAGGTGCTGAACAAGTGGTACTCGTCGGACTTCGTCGACGGCGAGGCGTTCGGCACGGGTGACGGCGCGACCCTCGTGTTCAACCGGAACCTCCAGTGGCCGCGTCCGCGCGCGGGCACCGCGATCGTCAAGCTCGACGGCACGGTGGTCGCCACGGACAACGCCAGCGGCGGCTTCACGGTCGTCGCGGGCACGCCGATGGCCGGCGGCTCGGGCACGATCAACTACGCGACCGGCCTCGTGTCGCTGACCTTCGGCACGGCCCCGGCCGCGGCGCAGGTCATCCGCATCGAGTACCGCTACGACAACGAACTGAACAGCCGGATCCCCGAGATCCAGCTGGACGTCGAGATCAAGGAGATCCGGGCCGAGAGCCGCAAGCTCAAGGCGCTCGCCTCGGTCGAGTCGGCGGACGACCTCCGCGCCCTCTGGGGCCGGGACATCGACGCCGACCAGGTCGCGATCATGAGCGACGAGATGACGGCCGAGATCGACCGTGAGATCGCCGGCACGGCGCTCAACGCGGTCGAGCCGGTCGCCGTCGTGCCCTGGGACCGCGCCACGCCCGCCGGCGTGTCGGACCCCGAGCACCTCAAGTCGCTCGTGATCCGTCTCAGCCGCGCGGCCAACATCGTCCACCGCCGCACCCAGCGCGCGGCGGCCAACTGGATCATCACGTCGTCGGACGTGGCGAGCCTGCTGGACAACATCGACGGCTTCGTGGCCGTGGACGAGGGCCACGTCTACCAGGGCGGCATCATCAAGCAGGGCGTGCTCCAGCGGAAGTGGGTGGTCTTCGTCGACCCCCTGTTCCCGCCGAACCAGATCCTCATGGGGTACCAGGGGCCCTCGATCCTGGACACGGGCATCGTCTACAGCCCGTACATCCCGATGGAGATGACGCCCCTGTTCGTGGACCCGAACGACCAGTCGCTCCGGCGCTCGGTCCGCACGCGCCACAAGATCACCCTGACGCGGCCCGAGTTCTTCGCGCGCGTCGAGGTTGACAACCTCACCTAAGCCAACGGCTTAGGCGGGTAGTCGGCCTAACTGAGAGCCGGTGACCACTGCGGTGGTTGCCGGCTCTCGGCGTTTCTGGAGAGAACGCGGCCGACCAGGGTGCTGGGTAGAACGTCCACATGCGACTTCCGTGCGCCTGCGCCCGTGAGCTTCCAATGGAGCATCTTCTTAGCGGGGCACATCGCGGCATCCGATGCGCTGTGGACAACATGTTCTTTCAGCCGCCTACGGTGTTAGCCTGGCTCACGACAGTTCTGATACCGGGTTCGGCGAACTCCC